TTTAATAAATTATTCCATACCAATAAAGCGTCACCTAACAAGCACGTGTCTAGCATCAGGTCAGTTTTCTTCTGCAGTACGATGGCTGGCCACAAGGTGCCCGAACGTCCTGCAATGCAAAATACTGCAGTTTATGCTTGTGTTCGAGTCTTGGCTGAAGGATTAGCTGAACTACCACTTCATATTTATCAATACACCAGCGATGGTGGTAAACAGCGGGCAATTAACCACCCGCTTTATTTTTTGCTTCATGATGCGCCAAATCCAGAAATGACCAGTTTTATCTTTCGTGAAACCATGATGAACCATTTATTACTGTGGGGTAATGCCTATGCACAAATCATTCGAAACGGTCAAGGCAAGATCACCGGACTCTATCCTTTGATGCCTGATCGAATGGACGTTAACAGAGCTGCCAACGGTGAAATCTACTATACCTATACTCGCAACTACGATGATTACCAGGCAAAAAATAAATCGAAACAAGTAATTCTCTTGTCCGATGAAGTCCTTCATATCGCCGGATTGGGTTTTGATGGTTTGATTGGTTACAGTCCCATTGCTATGGCTAAGAATGCGATTGGATTATCCATGGCTGCCGAACAATACGGAGCCACTTTCTTCAAAAATGATGCCACGCCTGGTGGTGTTCTAGAGCACCCTAATGTAGTCAAAGATCCTGAACGGCTTCGGAAAAGTTGGCAGTCACAATTTTCGGGATCTAATAATCACAGCATTGCTGTCTTGGAAGAAGGAATGACTTTTCACCAGCTCTCCATTCCACCCGACCAAGCGCAATTTCTTGATACTCGAAAATTCCAACTCGACGAAATTGCCAGAATTTTTCGTGTACCACCGCATATGGTTGGTGACCTAGATCGTTCGACTTTCTCAAATATCGAGCAACAATCACTAGAATTTGTAAAGTACACCCTGAACCCTTGGTGTATTCGCTGGGAACAAGCTATGAATCAACAGCTACTTTCCGCTGATGATCAACGAAAGTTTTTCGTTAAATTCAATGTTGATGGACTACTACGTGGTGATTACGAAAGCCGGATGAATGGGTATGCCATTGGTCGACAAAATGGCTGGTTATCTGCTAATGACATTCGTGAGTTAGAGGATCTCAACCGTATCCCTGCTGATGAAGGTGGTGATCAGTACTTGGTTAACGGTAACATGCTGCCACTTAACCAAGCCGGTAATTTCTATAACACGCAAACAACCAAAGAAAGTGAGGAACCAAAAGAATGAAACGTTTCTGGAACTGGAAACAAAATGGTGATCAGCGGCAACTAGCTATCTCTGGGGTAATTGCTCCTGATAGCTGGGTGCATGACGATGTTTCACCACAGGTATTCCAAGACGAACTTAATGAAAGTCAGGATCCAATCGATCTCTGGCTGAACTCCCCTGGTGGTGATTGTACCGCTGCCAGTCAAATTTATACCATGCTGATGAATTACCCGAATGAAGTCAATGTCAAAATCTCAGGTATTGCGGCATCTGCTGCTTCGGTAATTGCGATGGCTGGAACTACTGTTTCAATGGCTCCTGCGGCTATGCTAATGATCCACAATCCACTGACTATTGTCGGCGGTCAAGAAAGAGATCTCGACCACGCTGCGCAAATGCTAGCTGAAACCAAGGAGTCGATCATCAATGCCTATGAGCTGAAAACCAACCTGCCCCGTGAAAAGATTTCAACAATGATGGATAACGAAACTTGGATGAACGTCAATAAAGCTATCGAATTAGGCTTTGCTGATGCCATGCTGGGTGACAATAAGAATGTCACAGATTGTTACTCGTATTCCGATAAGCAATCTGACCTGGTGTTATTGAATAAACTCAAGCCTAAAGCAAAATCTACTATTTCTGTAAAGTCGCTGCAAAAGCGGCTTTCTTTGTTATCACACTAATTTAGGAGGAACTTACCAATGAACAAGATTACTGAATTACAAGAAAAGCGTGCCCGTATTTGGAAGCAAGCAAAGTATTTCCTGGACACTAAACAAAAAGAAGCTGATGTACTTTCTGCTGAGGACAACGCTACCTACGAAAAGATGGAACAAGACGTCGTCAACTTGGGTAAGGAAATCGATCGGCTCCATAAGCAAGCCCAAATTGAAGCAGAACTCAATCAGCCCACAACTAAAGCCCTTACTAATACCCCGACTGCTGGAGAATTACCAAAGGGTCAGGATGCTTATGCGCAGAACTTTTGGCAAATGATGCGTGGTCATGCGGTCGTTGATGCACTAAAAGAAGGTACGGATCCAGATGGTGGCTTCCTAGTGCCAAATGAGTTTGAAAATCAACTGATTCAAAAGCTTCAAGAAGCCAACGTCCTGCGAACCATCAGCCATGTCATTCAAACCAATAGCGGTGAACATAAGATTCCGGTTGTCGCGAGCGAAGGAACAGCTGCTTGGCTCGAGGAAGAAGCAGCCTACACAGAATCTAATACTCAATTTAGTCAAGTATCCCTCAGTGCTCACAAATTGGGGACTCTGATCAAGGTATCGGAAGAACTACTGAATGACTCCGCCTTCGACTTGATGTCCTATTTATCTGATGAATTTGGTCGTCGACTTGGTAATGCTGAAGAACAAGCCTTCCTAACGGGTACCGGCACTGGCCAACCAACTGGTATCTTAACCGACACTAATGGTGCGTCTGCGGGATCCACAGCTGCTAAGGCCGATACATTGACTTTTGATGATTTGATCGAACTTTTCTATTCCTTAAGAGCACCATACCGTCAAAATGCTGTTTTCTTAATGAATGATGATACCGTGAAAACCATTCGCAAAATGAAGGATAACAATGGTCAATATATCTGGCAGCCTTCTGTTCAAGCTGGCCAACCAGATCGAATCCTCAATTGCCCAGTTTATACTAGTCCGTTCATGCCATCCATGGCCGCATCTAATAAACCAGTGCTCTTTGGTGATTTCAATTACTATTGGATTGCTGATCGTCAAGGTCGAACCTTTAAACGACTTAATGAACTTTATGCTGTAACTGGTCAAGTCGGTTTCTTGGGCTCGCAACGAGTAGATGGCAAAGTCATCCTCCCAGAAGCCATTAAAACTCTTGCCATGGCTGCTAAGTAGAAAGGACTGATGAAATGTGGCTGCTATTACTTTGGCCGAAGCAAAAGCCTACCTAAGAGTTGATAACACTGTTGAAGATGACCTCATCACAAAGTTGATTGGATCGGCGACTACTACCGTCGAAAATGTCCTTCGTCAGCCTCTATCAGCATTTGATCCTCTCCCTGATGATATTCATACCGCGATTCTCTATACCGTAGCTTACCTTTACGAATATCGGGAAACGGCTGATTTTGATGCCATGATCAAGTTTCTTCGGGCTATCTTGTCCCCTTACCGGAAGGAGGAATTTTAATGCAACAGCAAAATAAACGGGTCAGTAAGATTGCTGATATTGGTGAACTAGATCGCCGCATTACGCTGATGAAAAAGAAATATGTCGGCGAAAATCCTAATACCGGAATGTCGATGTACAAGGATGTTCGCTTAGGCGATGTGTGGGCAAAAGTTTCTGCCCTACACGGTCAGGAATACTACACAGCGGTCACGGTGAAATTGGAAAAACAACTGTCATTCATCATCCGATACCGTGATGATGTTGACGAAGAAACCAACATTTGGTTTGAAGGTCGTGGCTACAATATTGGCTTTATTGACGACGTTAAGTACAACCATGAGTATCTGGAAATTAAGGCTGAATATTCGAGAGGAGTTGATGATCCGAATGAAGACAACTAGTTTAACAGTAATTAATTCATGCTTTGGTGCAATTGGGGCTTTCCTCGGCTGGTTCTTAGGCGGACTGGATGGTTTTCTATATGTTCTACTCATTTTCATGGTAGTGGACTATATCACCGGAGTGCTTTGTGCCATTAACGAACATAAACTCTCCAGTGAAATTGGCTTTCGTGGGCTTACGCGCAAAGTGTTAATTCTATTATTGGTCAGTATTGCACATTGCCTTGATATTTACCTATTAAAGAATGGTTCAGCGATCCGTACTGCTACGATTTTCTTCTATATCTCTAATGAGGGCATTTCATTACTAGAAAATACCAGTCGCTTAGGTCTACCTGTGCCCGATAAGTTAAAGAGTGTCCTCCAACAATTACATGATAAGGATGGTGATCATCAATGATTTCTGGAATTGATGTTTCTGAATGGCAAGGCCATGTGGATTTCAATGCAGTCAAAGCAAGTGGTGTTAAATTCGTTCTAATCCGAGCTGGTTATGGTCGGTCAGCAAGCCAAGAAGACCGTTACTTTGCAGAACATTATACCCAAGCCAAAGCAGCTGGTTTACAAGTGGGTGCCTACTGGTATTCCTATGCCGTTTCTCCCGCTGATGCAGCCAATGAAGCCCGGGCCTGTTTAAACGTCCTTGGTAATCGTCATTTTGATTATCCAATTTACTTTGACCTCGAAGAAAAGTGGCAGTTTGCCAATGGTCGTAACTTCTGTGATAGCTTAGTGAAAAGCTTTTGTAGTGTTTTGGAACAAAACGGTTGCTATGCCGGACTGTATATTTCGCGATCACCACTGCAAAATTACATTTCACCTTCCGTCGCTCAACGCTATGCTGTCTGGGTGGCTGAATATGGTCCGTGTTGTAACTACAATGGTAATTACGGAATCTGGCAACATTCCTCTACTGGTTCTGTTCCAGGTGTCAATGGCAACTGTGATCTAGATTATGCCTACATTGACTACGCAGCTGTCATTAACAAAAAGCAGCCAGTTACCAGGAAGAACCCTGATGAGCTAGCTGTTGAAGTCTTAAATGGTCAATGGGGTAATGGTACCGATCGTCAACAGCTCTTAACCGCTGCTGGTTATGACTATGCGGTGGTCCAAGAAAAGGTTAACCGTCTCTTGAACCGTAAGTCAGTTGACCAAATTGCACGCGAAGTTATCCGAGGATCCTGGGGAAATGGTAATGAACGAATCAACCGCTTGAAGCAAGCCGGCTATGACCCCACCCAAATTCAAAAACGAGTTAATCAATTATTGTAACTTTTGCCTGTGGACTCCGGTCTGCAGGCTTTTTTCTTTTACCATAACAAAAAGCCAACCATATAAGATGGTTAGCTCTTCCTAAACTGTGGTTGGAGTCAAACAAGACTTCTTCTCAAATAAAACACGTATCTCAGATCACGCTTGAGGGTCAGAGTAGCGACCTCGCCCTCTTTACTATATATTAAAGAATCTGTTTCAATTAGCAAGTTGATTTGAGGGTTTACTTTTCTACTTCCGCTGGCTTATTAGTGGAGGTAATTAAAAATGATAAAGAAAGTTCAAGCGGTAACTCATCAACCACTGCAATCAATAAAGAATAATATTAGTTCAGAACAATTATTGAATGATTTGCATTATCAACAATCAAAACAAATCATTCAAGTTCTACTCAACAAGGGTCTAATCTCAACCACTGAATTTAAGAAAATTGATGACTTAAATAAACAATCATTTCCGCCCTTATTAGGACCAGGAAGTGTTGATACATCAAGGTTCTAGAGCTAACATACCACACTGACGAAAGGAGGTTTGTCATGTCAACCATTACCAAAATTCAAGGTTACCAACATGATGTCAAGCAACTCCGTGTGGCAGCCTACTGTCGAGTTTCAACCGATAATTTTGAACAACTAGAAAGTCTTGAAAATCAACGTGCCCATTATCAAAAGTACATTAACAACCACCCTAATTGGGAGCTGGCTAAGATCTACTATGATGAAGGAATCTCAGGCACCAAGATGACCAAGCGGAACGCCTTAAAAGAATTACTAACTGATTGTCATAATCACCGGATTGACCTCGTGGTGACCAAATCAATTAGCCGTTTGTCACGAAATACAACTGATTGTTTGCAGATTGTCCGGGAATTACAGCAATTGAATATTCCAATTATCTTTGAGAAAGAGCATATCAATACTGGAGCAATGGCCAGTGAGTTATTTCTATCGATTCTTAGCAGTATTGCCCAGGATGAATCCCACTCAACTGCCGGGAATCTACGCTGGGCAATCAGGAAACGTTTTGCTAGTGGCAAATTCCATGTATCCTCAGCACCCTATGGATATTCAATTGAGGATGGCAACTTAGTTATCAACCATACTGAAGCAAAGACTGTACGACAAATCTTTCAACGATTTCTAAGTGGAACATCAGCCAGTCAAATTGCTAAAGAATTAAATCAAAAGCAGGTATCAACAAAACGTGGTGGCCAATGGCGTAGTAACACTGTAATTAATATCTTGCGAAACAGTAATTACACCGGTGATATGCTCTGCCAGAAAACCTACCGTGACGATCAATATCATCGTCATTTTAACCAAGGTGAACTCGCTCAATATCTAATTGAAGATCATCACCCTAGTTTGATTAACCATGAAAACTTTAACAGAGTGCAAGTTCTGCTTAAAGAAGCCGTCAAAAAACGCCATATCGAAACTGGCAGCCATAAGTATCAACAGCACTACCTATTTTCTGGCAAAATCATCTGTGGTCAATGTGGGACGATTTTCAAACGACAAACGCGGCCACATAAAATCTACTGGGCCTGCCAGCAACATTTAAGATCTGCTCAGCAATGTCCAACTAAGGCAGTATCTGAAGCCAGTCTGAAAGCTGCCTTCTGCAATATGATAAATAAGCTAGTTTACAGTAAGAAGTTCTTACTTCAGCCATTGTTAGAAGGCCTGAAAGAAGAAGCTAATGTCAACAGCGATGGTCAACTGATTTCTTTAACTAAGCAAATCAAAGCAAATGACCACAAAGCTGAAACGCTCACCGAATTGATGCATGCCGGTTTATTAGATAAAGCGATCTACGTCAACCAAACCGCTAGACTCGAGCAAGACACTTACCAATGTCAGGAAAAGATTAAACAGCTTAATGGCCAAAATACTGATTCAGCAAATGACTTTGAGGATGTTCGTACCTTATTACGTTGGTGCCATCAAGGGAAACAGCTTACTGAGTTTGATGAAGGTGTATTTCAAGAATTTGTTCAACAGATTGTGGTTAACAGTTCAAACAAAGCAACGTTCATCTTGAAATGTGGATTAAAGCTACCTGAAAAGCTAAACAAAAATGCCACTATCGATGGACACTTTTATCGTGACATCATCAAACAACGTTACAACGATCCAATCAAACAAACAGAATATTTGTACAGTATTATCGAAAGTGAAGGTGATTTAATTGGGTAAAGTGAGAATCATTCCCGCTCATCAGCAAAAGGGCAATAGTGTTCAACCGCAACAAAGCAGGCAACCATTTGAACAACTCCGCGTGGCTGCCTACTGTCGAGTTTCAACGGATTACGATGAACAAGCCAGTTCTTATGAAACTCAAGTGGTCCACTACAAAGAATTAATTCAAAAAGAGCCAACCTGGGAGTTTGCAGGCATCTACGCCGATGATGGGATTTCAGGGACTAACACTAAGAAGCGGGAACAATTTAATCAGATGATTGCAGCCTGCAAAGCCGGTAAGATTGACTTGATTGTTACTAAATCAATTAGTCGGTTTGCCCGAAATACTATCGATTGCCTGAAGTATATCCGGGACTTAAAAGCTATCAACGTGGCAATCTTCTTTGAAAAAGAGAACATCAACACCATGGATGCCAAAGGTGAGGTGCTGATTACCATCATGGCTTCTCTTGCCCAGCAAGAAAGTGAATCCCTATCGCAAAACGTTAAAATGGGAATCCAGTACCGCTACCAACAAGGTAAGGTCTTCGTCAACCATAATCATTTTCTCGGCTATACCAAGGACGCTCAGGGTAATCTGGTAATTGAACCGGCAGAAGCTAAAGTCATCAAACGGATCTTCTATAGTTATCTAAACGGGATGAGTATGAAGCAAATCGCGGACTCACTCAAAGCTGATGGTATTTTAACTGGTGGTAAAACAAAGAACTGGCAATCCAGCGGTGTTTCAAAAATTCTAAAGAATGAGAAATACATGGGTGATGCTCTATTGCAAAAGACTTACACTATTGATTTTCTGAGCAAGAAACGCGTCAAGAATAACGGTATCATGCCTCAATACTATGTAGAAAACGACCATCCCGCGATTATTTCCAAGCCGGTATTCATGCAAGTCCAGCAACTCATCAAACAACGACAAAACGGGATCACTACTAAGAATGGTAAGCACCGGCGACTTAACGGCAAATATTGTTTCTCTCAAAGAGTATTCTGTGGAAAATGCGGCGATATTTTTCAACGGAATATGTGGTACCGACCAGAAAAGGTAGCAGTCTGGCGTTGTGCTAGTCGAATAAAGCGAAGCAAAACCGGAAGGCGATGCATGATTAGAAATGTCAAAGAACCACTGCTAAAGGAAGCCACCGTAGAAGCCTTTAACCAGCTCATTGAAGGACACGAGTTAGCTGGCAAACAGATCAAGGCTAACATTATGAAGGTCATCAAAAATTCTAAAGGACCTACCCTTGATCAACTCGATAAGCAACTGGAAGAGGTACAGATGAAGCTCATCCAGGCTGCTAACCAGCATCAAGACTGCGACGCACTAACCCAACAAATCATGGACCTGCGAAGGCAAAAAGAAAAAGTCCAAAGTCATGAAACTGATCAACAAGCCAAACTACACAGCCTTGATGAAATCAACAAATTAGTCGAATTGCACAAGTATGGCTTAGTTGACTTTGATGAACAATTGGTTCGTCGCTTAGTAGAAAAAATCACCATCTTCCAACGTTACATGGAGTTTACGTTCAAAGATGGTGAAGTGATTAGAGTTAATATGTAAAATTTGGATTGCTCGGCACTCAGTTATTTTGACTGGGTGCTGTTTTTAGATTGTAGTTTTTTAATGTACTTAACTAACAAATGCTCCTTTTCCATTTCTTTAGCGATTAGTGTTATGTCACCGCCCTCTCCTCGAGTACCGCTTAGTTTAATCTTATTTGTTAAATATTGGACTGTTTCAGGATCAGAAGCAAATTCTGATGATTTAACTTTTTCATAATTATCAAATACCAGCTTTTCATAATATGCTTTTTCTTTTTTTGTTTCATAAAAAACATTATCTGCGGTTACATGGTTCCACCAATAGCCCGCATATGATACATTCCTTACATCATTTATAAAATTAGTAAGTATATATGGCAGCTCATCTTTAATATAACAATGATAGCTAATACCATTAAACACACTATTTACATTTATGAAATGATGGTCTGGAATAATTATTTCTGCAGAAGAATCATCTATCGGAATATCATAATTGTAGTAAATCTCATTATTCCCATAAAATAGTTTAATGATGAACCATTCGACCCTTATATTAAATTCTGACATCATGAATGATTCAAAATGACTATTTTTATTTTCAAGTGGTCCATCAACTTTAATAGCAAAATTAGGATCTCTAAGATATATATATGATTCATGATTATCTTCGGTTATGATTTGTTCCCAATCTTCTGGATGCATTAGAATTGCCTTGTATCGGTCATAGATACTTACGTCAAGATGAAATCTTTTCGCCCATAATAATTCCAGTTGATTATCACTAGTAGACTCATCCACTGGTGTATTCGAGTCATTAATCCTTGAATAAATCAACCCAGGTTGCATTGGCTTACCTTTTCTATTAACTCTTCTATTCAAGTAAATTGGCACATTATTCGAATTTTTTATGGTAATCACATCTATGTAATGTCCGGATAGCTTAAAAGTTTCAACGTTCGTTAAGGGATACCAGTTTTGTGCAAATGGTTGTCTTCTAAGATAATCTTGCAATTGTTGTTTGTTCCTACGATTAGGATCTTTATCTATGCCAACAATTTCCCCATTCTTATCATTTACACCCAGAATAATATAGCAATCATCGTGATGTGGTGTATTAACAAAATTTATAATGTCTCTCAGTAATTCACCATTATCCTCATGCCACTTTTCTTTAAAATCCCAGTGGTCATTTTCTATCGGTGCTTTACTTATTATTCCGATAAGTGTTTCTTCATTCAATTTAAGTTCCAT